AGCTCCACGACCGTGCAGAGAAAGGTGGCGATGAGTAATGGCGTATACAAACAGTCTGCTTGTCTCCTACACTAAACTCAGCCCGAATCATTCCGGGCAGCGCACCCACAGCATTGACCGCATCACGCCCCACTGCGTGGTGGGTCAGTGCAGCGTGGAGAGGCTTGGGAATGTGTTTCTGCCAAAGTCCCGTCAGGCGAGCAGCAACTACGGCATCGGCGTGGACGGCAGAGTCGGCATGTATGTAGAGGAAAAGAACCGCTCCTGGTGCTCATCCTCCGCTGCCAATGACCAGAGAGCCGTGACCATTGAGTGCGCCAGTGATGCCACTGAGCCGTATGCGTTCAAGGATGTGGTGTACCAGCGGCTCATTGAGCTTTGCACCGACATCTGCAAACGCAACGGCAAAACCAAGCTGTTCTGGCTGGGCGATAAGACCAAGACGCTCAATTATAGACCAAAGCAGGACGAGATGGTGCTGACCGTCCACAGATGGTTTGCCAACAAAAGCTGTCCCGGCAACTGGATGTATGCCCGCATGGGTGATCTTGCCGAAAAGGTCACAGCACAGCTGGGCGGTGAAGTGAAACCAGCACAGCCCACGCAGCCGACAATCGGAACGGTGAAAATGGGTGACCTTGTGACCATCACCGGCAGCACCTATTATGGCGGCAAAGCCATTCCCGGCTGGATGAAGAAGCTCCGCTGGTATGTGGTCGAGGTCAGCGGCGACCGTGCGGTCATCAACAAGGATGAATCCGGCAGGTACTCCATCATGTCTCCGGTCAAGACCTCTGCACTTGCTGTGGCAGACACGAAACCCGCCGAGGAATACCGCATTCATACCGTAACACACGGAGATACCCTCTGGGCAATCGCAAAGAAGTATCTCGGTGACGGTAACCGCTACAAGGAGATCGTCTCCTTGAACGGACTTAAAAGCAATGTCATCTACAGCGGTATGAAACTCAGAATTCCGAATAAATAACCCTTTTATGCGCCCTCTGCGGATTTTTCCGTGGAGGGCGTTATTTTTTTGCTCTTTTTTCGTTCAAGATGGCCATTTCCCTCCAGTGGGTAGTGAGAGGGGCCCCTCTCGGACTGGAGGACAATCTCATGACAAATGAGCAAAGAGAAAAGATAACGGCCCTGCGGCATCAGGGCTTTGGATATACGGCCATCGCCAACAGCGTCGGACTGTCAAAGGACAGCGTCAAAGCATATTGTCGATCCCACGGCCTCGCCGGTGAGAAGGCAGAGAGCCACAGCCTTGCGGAGGTTCCCACACAGCTTTGCCTGAACTGCGGCAAAACGCTGATCCAGTTCCCCAGACGGAAACAGAAAAAGTTCTGCTGCCCGGAATGCCGGACGGCATGGTGGAACGCTCATCCGGAGGCCGTAAAGCAGAAGGCCGTTTATACTTTTACCTGCCCGAATTGCGGGAAGGAGTTCACGGCCTACGGAAACGCCAAGCGCAAATACTGCTCCCACGGCTGTTATATTGCGGCACGGTTCAAAGGCGGTGATGCTGGATGAGCAAGGAGGAGCTTCACAACGACATGCTCTACCACGCAGCTATTTCAATGGCGAAAACCATGCTCGAAAACGGCCTGATCACCGAGGAGGAATACGCTGAAATTGATACAATTCTGCTCGAAAAATACAGGCCATATTTGGGTACATTATTATCGGAAAACGCTTGATATTCCGGCCTTTTAGAGTGATATATAGACACTACCGGAAGGAGGAATTTCATTGAAAACAGTAGAGAAAATCGAGCGAAAACTGCCGGTTCTGAAAGCAAGAAAGCGAGTCGCTGCCTACGCCAGAGTGTCGATGGAATCCGAGCGGATGCAGCACTCGCTTTCTGCACAGGTGAGCTATTACAGCGCACTGATTCAGAAGAACCCAGAATGGGAATACGCTGGCGTTTTTGCGGATTACGGGATCTCCGGCACCGGCACCAAAAAGCGTGATGAGTTCAACCGCATGCTGGCTGAGTGTGAAGCCGGAAACATCGACATCATCCTCACCAAGTCGATCCAGCGATTTGCGAGGAACACCGTGGACCTTCTGAACACGGTCCGGCACCTGAAGGAGCTCGGCATTGAGGTTCGCTTCGAGAAGGAAAAAATCAATTCCTTGAGCGGTGACGGCGAGCTGATGCTTTCCATCCTCGCTTCCTTTGCACAGGAAGAAAGCCGCAGCATTTCCGAGAACGTCAAGTGGGGTACGATCAAGCGGTTCAAGCAGGGCATTCCTAACGGCAAGTTCAGTATTTTCGGATATGAGTGGCAAGACGACAAGCTGGTAATCATACCGGAGGAAGCTGAGATCATCCGCTGGATGTATGCCGAGTACATGAAAGGCGCATCCCGGATTGAGATTGGCAGGGCCTTGATGGACCGAGACATTTATACCCGGCAGGGAAAGCCGTGGGTGGACTCCAATGTGAAGGTCATCCTGACAAACATCACCTACACCGGGAACATGCTCTTCCAGAAGGAATACTGTGAAGACCCGATCACCAAGCACCGTAGGAAGAATTACGGCGAGATGCCACAGTATTTTGTCGAAGACACTCACGAGGCAATTATCCCGATGGATGAATGGCAAGCGGTACAGGCCGAGTTCAAGCGCAGACGGGACCTTGGTCCATTCGGAAACAAGTCGCTGAAGCTCTCGGCTTTCTCCACCAAGATCACCTGCGGCTGCTGCGGCAAGCACTATCGCCACAGCGGGAAACGGAACACCGCCGGTGAGGTTTACTACATCTGGACCTGCCAGACGAAAAACCAGAAAGGTGCATCGGCCTGCCCATCAAAGAATGTCCCGGAGAAGATGCTCCAGAATGCTGCTGCGGAGGTGCTGGGTCTTGACGAATTTGACGAGGACGTTTTCAGTCAGCAGATCGAGGAAGTCATCGTTATCGGAGACGATACCTTGACCTTCCGCTTTTACGACGGCCACGAGGTCACCACCAAATGGCAATCTACCGCCAAGACCGACTGGTGGACAGACGAGCGCAGAAAGCTCTGGGGAGAACGGCGCAAGCGCAAGGATACCAATCCGAACCGGAATACCTTCTACGAGTTCACCGGATTCATAAAATGCGGCTGCTGCGGTGCCAATTACCGCTGCCAATCCGGAAAGCGTAAGGACGGCACTCCGACACGGTCTTGGTATTGCACCGGTCCACGTTCCGAATGTCGGAATCCGGCTATCAGGGACGAGACCATGAAGCGGTTGGTGACTGAGATCCTTGGCCTTGATGAGTTCGACGAGGCTGCGATGGACGCTCAGATTGAAAGCGCAACAATCCTCGACCACACGGTCACGTTCCATTTCAGGGACGGCCACATCGAATCCAGAGACTTCTTGGATAAGCGGCACGGCACCCCTTGGACCGAGGAACGGCGGGAAAAAGCAAAAAAATCCATGAAGGCCGCTTGGACAGACGAGCGCAGGGAGGCGATGAGTGAAAGAATCAAGAAAATAAGGAGCGAAAAGAAATGGCCAAATCCGTAACCACGATACCGGCGACGCTGTCACGCTTCACGGCGGCACCGATCAACAGCACTAAGAAGCGACGTGTGGCGGCCTACGCTCGTGTCAGCACCGACAACGAGGAGCAGCTGACCAGTTACGAAGCGCAGATTGACTACTACACGAATTACATCAATGGCCGGGATGATTGGGAGTTCGTCGGGGTATATCCTGACGAAGGCATCACCGGCACCAATACCAAAAAGCGTGAGCAGTTCAGGCAGATGGTTGCAGATGCCCTTGACGGCAAGATCGACCTGATTATCACGAAGTCGGTCAGCCGCTTTGCCAGAAACACAGTCGATAGCCTGACTACCATCCGGAAACTCAAGGAGCACAACGTCGAGGTCTATTTTGAAAAAGAAAACATCTGGACCTTCGACAGCAAGGGTGAACTTCTGCTGACGATCATGTCCTCGCTGGCGCAGGAAGAGTCCCGGTCCATTTCCGAGAACTGCACATGGGGCCAACGGAAGCGGTTTGCAGACGGCAAGGTCACGGTTCCGTTCAAGCGATTTCTGGGCTACGACATGGGGCCGGACCACAACCTCGTGGTAAACCCAGAACAGGCCAAGCTGGTCAAGCGCATCTACGGAATGTTCCTGCAAGGCCAGTCGCCGTTTCAGATTGCCCGGACGCTGACCGAAGAAGGCATTCCTTCACCCGGGGGCAAGGACCACTGGAACCCCAGCAACATCAAGAGCATCCTCACGAACGAAAAGTACAAGGGCGATGCGCTGCTGCAAAAGTCCTTCACGGTCGACTTCCTGACCAAGAAGAAAAAGGCCAACGAGGGCGAAATCCCGCAGTACTATGTCAAAGACAATCATGAGGCCATTATCGATCCAGAGACCTTCGAGATGGTGCAGACCCTGATGGCCACCCGCACCAAAGGCCGGAACCGCAAGAGCTCGGTCAGTATCTTCTCCAGCAAGGTCAAGTGCGGCGACTGCGGCAGCTGGTATGGGCCGAAGGTCTGGCACAGCAACGACGCCTACCGGAAGGTCATCTGGCAGTGCAATCACAAGTTCGACGGCCAGAAATGCGCCACCCCGACACTCACTGAGGATGAAATAAAAGAACTGTTCCTCCGGGCCGCCAATCAGGTGATCGACCAGAAGGAACAGTTTATAGCCATATACGAACAGGTTCTTTCAAGGAGCCTCGACACCACAGCCCTAGAGGGAGAGCTAAGCGAGCTGGAAGCTGAGATCAACATCGCTGCCGAGCTCATTGAGGAGTGCATCAAGGAAAACGCTCATGTCGCCCTCGATCAGGCTGAATACCAGAAACGGTACGACGCTCTGGTAGCCCGGTTCGATAAGGCCAAGGCCAGACACACCGAGGTCACCGACTTGATTGCCGAGCGCATGGCCCGGAAGCACCAGATCGAAACCTACCTGAAGAACCTGCGGAGCCGGGAGCCGCTGACGGAGTTCCGTGAAACCGACTGGCTGGCGATGGTCGATTACATCACAGTTCACAGCAAGGATGACATCCGGGTGGCATTCAAGGACGGCACCGAGATCAAGGCATAATCCCATAGACGCAGCAACGCCTCTGAACCACATCGGCTCGGAGGCGTTTTTCGTTATTCGATCATATCGGAAGTGATTATTTCAGTGGACACCAAACAGTCTACAGAAGCATTATCATCGTCCTTAAGTCGAAGTATCGGATTATCGTGATCGTAAAGATAACGTGAATCTCCGCTGTACTGGTAGAGACGATATGCAACTTGATTCAATAAATGAAGTTGTTTTTCCTCAACGGTCAAGTCATCTTTTCCATCAAAAATCACACACCCTATAGGGAATCTATACATGAAGCAGTAGTATTCGCTCTTTTCCGCATATTCTTTTGCGAGCCCCTTTATTCGTAAATAGCTTTCAAGGCGTTCAAGTATTTCTGGACAGTCTTGTAACTGGCGAGTGTATTGATTCTTCATCAGCAAATCACGAAAAGCAAAACCGTTAAAGCAAAAATCTTCTCGACCTGAGTTATAGCCCAACCTGCTACGCAGATAACACACATCCGTACTCATTGTGTTTTCCAAACTAATCTGTCTATCTCTATAGCAAAGAATTATTCTGTTTCCAGCCCCTTTTCTAAAGGTGATCTGATGTGCGTTCAGGAACTCTGAAAAACTATTATTTGACGTGAGCAGTTCTTGTAAATTATAGCTGATTTCGTTTTCAGAGCCTTTAAGCCTCCGCGATAGATGGAAAAACAGTATTTCATCTGGTAACTCTTGCTCAATCATATCAGAATAAAAGTCTTCCATAGCTTTATCAAAAAGGTCCTGATTAAAACACCATTGACCTTCTACGGCTGAATCCGCTGCCGCTTCGATGTATTGATAAAGCTCTGGTACAGAAACACCCATCAAATGAGCAAGTGAGCTTTCCATTCCCTCCCGAGATGTAGTATCAATTACCATGCGAACTCCTCATTCCTCTTTCGGGCAGATCTTCGGCAGAATCTCAAGGAAGTGCTGACCGATCTTTTCTGCGTCATAGCCGTTGGCCTCGCAGATGAACCGGACGGTATCCGGCAGCAGGACGTGGCCCTTTGCTTTCTCCGCTTTGTACTTCTGCCACTCTTCGTATTCTTTATTTGTGATTTGCTTCATTTTGAGAGTCCTCCGTAAGTGTACTATCACAGCAAGAGTTTTCGCCATCCAGCCTTACAACCCAATCATTAAACTTTTCATCTGAGCCATCATATTTTGATTTTTGAATTGCCATTGATATCTGGGCAATGTCGCTATGATAATCCGACAAACCAGAAGTAGCCTTCAATTCAACATATTGTACTCTGTCTGATAATCCGTGAGCTGTCATTAGGAAGGGCTTATTCTCAATGGAATCATATATTTCTTGGTAGTCGGTTTTCATGCTTCTAAGAACTTTTTCAAACTGTTCTATGCGTTTTTGCGCATGAATCGTAAGTGAGGCAAGCATGACTAATTCGTACCGACAGATTTTTCGTATAAGTACCGGATTTAATTGCGGCGTTACTTGAGCAATCTTCTTCAACTCATCGGGGATGTCTTTATGGGCCACTTCTTTAGCAGCTACCATTAATGACTGTGGATTGTGAAAGGTCCAATTTCGCACATCGAGAAATTCAGAGAGAATTGCTGACACTTCTTCTGAGAGTGGTGATGAAACATACTTGTGTTTCTCCAGAATCTTGCGTAAATCTATGTATGAAAAAGAACTGCTCTGATGATCCGCTGTAAATTTTAGAATCTCA